GTATTAGACGTGTTATTCCATTTGCATACACTGAAAAAACAGACTTACAGTGGCAAGCAAATGCAGATACAGGCACAATACAAATTGGTGTAAACGTAGAAGGTTATTTAATTAAGAATCCTGACTAATCATGCCACTCATTAAATCAAAATCACCAAAAGCCTTTAAAGAAAACATTAAGGCTGAAATTAAAGCAGGTAAGCCACAAAAGCAAGCTGTAGCTATTGCTTATGCAGTAAAACGCTCAGCTAAAAAAGCCATGGGCGGATCATGTAAATGGTAAAAGGTCTATACGCAAACATTCACGCTAAGCAAGAGCGTATAGCTCATGGTAGTCACGAACATATGCGTAAACCTGGTGCTAAAGGCGCACCAACCGCTGAAGCATTTAGAAAATCAGCATTAACTGCAAAGCCAATGAAGTCAGGTGGTGTATCTTTAGCTGTAGGTAGAGGCGAAAAGTTACCTACTAAACAAGGTGCAGGATTAACTGCAAAAGGTCGTGCAAAATATAACAGAGAAACAGGCAGTCATTTAAAGGCACCACAACCTCAAGGAGGTTCACGTAAGAACAGCTTTTGCGCTCGTATGTCAGGTGTTGTAAAACACTCATCAGGCGATGCACCAAGAGCTAAAGCTTCTTTAAGACGTTGGAAATGCCCTGGCTGGTAAAGGAAAATTATGGCATATTCAGGTACAGTAGGTACAACAAAGATTACAGTACAAGATTTTATTGATGAAGGCGCTAGAAGATGCGGAAAATTAGCAGAAGAACTTACATCAGAGCAAATCGTCTCTGCAAAACGTTCATTATTCTTTTTCTTATCAAGTTTAATCAATATTGGTATTCAATATTGGGCTATTGATAAAATTGTTATTGGTCTTAACCCAGATCAATACATCTATAAGCTTCCACTAGGTTCAAATGACGTTTTAAACGCATTATATCGCACGTTAAACCGCCCAACTCCAAATGGTGATGGTTCATATACATCTTCAACATCAACCGTAGGAAACCTCGCTAATGTTTTTGATAACGATATTACTACTTATGCTACACAAACTGCTCCTAACGGCAATATTGCAATCAATTACGGTCTTTATAATCCTATTTATGCTGGCTCAATTGGTTTAATGCCTCATGTAAACGGTGGCGGAACTACTATTTGGTCATTCGTTTATGAATATTCAGTAGATGGTGTAACTTGGCAAACACTTTATGACTCACCAAACACAGAAGTTACAGACAAACAATGGATATGGACTGATATTGATCCTGGTCAAGAGGTTCAATACTACAGAATTAGAGCTTACGACAACACAACATTATCAATTCGTGAATGGTTTGTAGGTAATAACACACGTGAAGTCATGATGTCTCGTTTAAATCGTGATGATTACACAAATTTACCTAATAAAAATTTTACAGCTAATCAACCATATCAATTTTGGTTTAACAGAACAATTCCACAACCAGAAATTTACTTATGGCCAACACCAAGTGATCCATTTGTTCAAATGACTGTATGGTATTCACGTCAAATTATGGATGTGGGTGATCTTTATGGTGAATTAGAAGTGCCACAACGTTGGTTTGAAGCTATTTGCATGAACTTAGCACATAGAATGGGTATGTCATTACCACAAGTACCAATGGATCGCGTACTTTATTTAGAAAAAATGGCAGCACAATATCTTAACGAGGCAGAACAAGAAGAAAGAGACAAGTCTCCTATTTACTGGGCGCCTAATATTTCGCCGTACACAAAATAATGCCAAAATGGTTAGATACAACTGGAATGTCAACGATTGCCATTGCTGTATGCGACCGTTGCAAAATGAAAAGGCCGTTAGCAGAGCTACAGTCTGACTTTAACTTTCCAGGTTTAAGAGTTTGCAATCAAGGATGCAAGGATAATCTTGATCCATATCGCTTGGCTGCAAGAAAAACAGAACGCATTAACTTAAGATTCCCACGTCCAGATGTAAGCGTAGCTACTAATCCTAATGAATTAATTACGGGTGATTATGGTGGTTATGTAATTTCAACTGAAGGCAATACAAACGAAATTGAAAACGATGGTAATAACGATGGTTTACAATCTACTCCACCAGTATTACCTAACCAAGGTCAAGATTAATGGCTAATGTACAGATAACCCAGTTACCCTCAGCGCAGACCTTAACTGGTACTGAGCTAGTGCCTGTCGTTCAAAGCGGTATCACCGTAAAAACAACTACAGGTGCTATTGCTGCAGCTACTTCACCAGCATTAAACGCTGAATTTTTACTTGTCAATTACAATCCTACCTATCCAAATAGTCGGTATTTATCAGTAAATGCAGGCTTATCGCTAACTGATGGCGGTGCATTATCAACCTATACCATTGGATTAACAGGCGCTATATCACAACTTAACGCTTTAGGTAATGGTATTGTAGTCAAAACGGCTTCAAACGTTCTACAAAACAGAACAATTACTGCTGGAACTACAGGGTTATCAGTAACTAATGGCGATGGAATTGCTAATAATCCATCCATTAATTTAACAGGTCTTGCATTAAAGTTTGCACAACTTAATGGTGATGGCATCCTTGCTTTAAGCGGTGGCACTAATGTATTTCCACGTACGTTAACTGGTACGTCTGGTCAAATTACTGTAACTAATGCATCAGGCACTGCGGGCGATCCTACATTTAGCCTTGCTGCAACAGGCGTTACACCAGGCACATATACAAATCCAAGATTAATTGTAGATGCCTATGGAAGATTAACTTTTGCAGTAAGTGGCGGATCTTCAGGCGGTACAGTGAGTCAAATTAATACAGGCACTGGTCTTTTAGGTGGACCAATCACTACAACTGGCACGATTTCTATTGATACAACAGTCGTTGCAACACTTACTGGCACACAGGTATTTAGCAATAAATCTATTAGTGGACTTACAAATACACTTACAAATATTGGTAACTCATCATTAATTAATAACTCAATCACAATTAATGGCACAAGTGTAGCTCTTGGTGGATCAATTACTGTAACACCAATTAATTCTGTATTAACCATAGGAACAGGTCTTTCTGGTGGTAGTTATGATGGATCTACACCAGTTACTATTTCTATTAACTCTACCGTAGTGACTTTAACAGGCGTTCAAACGCTTACAAGCAAATCAATCAGTGGTGCAACTAATACATTAACTAATATTGCAAATAGTTCTTTAGTTAATAGTTCAGTCACAATTAATGGTACATCAGTTAGCTTGGGTGGTTCTGCAACAATTACTGCAGGCACTACAAGCACTTTAACTATCGGAACAGGCTTATCTGGTGGAAGTTTCAATGGATCTACTCCAGTAACTATAGCAATTGATTCTACTGTAGTAACACTTACTGGATCACAAACACTTACAAATAAATCTATTAGCGGTAGCACAAATACTCTAACAAACATACCTAATAGTGCTTTAACTAATAGTTCAATTACAATTAATGGTAACTCTGTAAGCCTTGGTGGATCAGCCACAATCACCGCATCAACTACAGGCACATTAACATTAGGCACTGGATTAACTGGCACAAGCTTTAATGGCTCAACAAATGTTACTGCTGCAATTGATACAACTGTTGTAGCTACATTAACTGGCATTCAAACATTGACAAACAAATCAATGAGTGGATCAAGTAATACATTTACTAACATTCCTAATTCAGCATTAACAAATAACTCAGTAACATTCAATGGATCGACTGTAGCACTAGGTGGATCTGCAACAATCACAGCCAATACAACCAATACACTTACAATTGGTACTGGCCTAACAGGCACTAGCTTTAATGGATCAGCACCAACAACTATTGCTATTGATTCAACTGTTGCCACATTAACTGGTATACAAACGCTTACTAATAAGACTATAAGCGGTGCTTCAAACACATTAACTAATATTGGTAACTCATCACTTACAAATAGTTCTGTAACCATTGGCACAACTAATGTTGCACTAGGTGCTACAACACTTACATTAGCAGGATTGACAACTGTTACTGTAACTCAAGATCCAACATCAGCATTACAGTTAGCCACAAAACAATATGTTGATAATGCTTTAAATAATGTTAATTACCATGCAGCTGTAGCTTATGCAACAACAGCAGATTTAGGAAGTGTTACATACAATAATGGATCTTCTGGAGTTGGCGCAACCATTACGAATGCTGGAACTCAAGCTGCTCTAGTCATTGATGGACATACATTTACCGCAACAGATGCTACAAATGCAGTTAGAATTTTAGTTAAAAATGAATCAACTGGTGGATATAACGGTGTTTATACGTTAACCAATCAAGGTTCAGGATCTACAAATTGGGTATTAACACGTGCAACAGATTATGACCAAACAGGCACAGGTCAAAATGAAATTGCACCAGGTGACTATATCTTCGTTATTAATGGAACTGCAAATGCTAATACAGCATGGATTCAGTCTACACCATTACCAATAACAATTGGTACAACACCCATTAATTTTATACAAGTTGCTGGTACAGGCACTTACACTGCAGGCACTGGTTTAACTTTAACCGCTAATCAATTTAGCATCACAAATACAACAGTTACTGCAGGATCTTATGGTTCTGCAAGCTCTGTAGGCACATTTACGGTCAATGCGCAAGGACAATTAACCCTTGCTGGATCAACATCTATAGCCATTAACGGCAATCAAATTACGTCTGGAACTGTAGGTTCTAGCTATATTTCAGGCTCTTACACTGGTATTACAGGTGTAGGAACCTTAACCGCAGGCACATGGAATGCATCAACAATAGGAGCGGGTTATGGAGGAACAGGAATATCTACTTATACTAGTGGTGACCTTTTATATGCTTCAGGCTCTACTACGCTATCTAAATTGGGCATTGGAACTGCAAATTATGTTCTAACTTCATCAGGAACGGCACCTCAATATGTAGCTCAAAGTACATTGTCAGTAGGTTCTGCCACAAACGCAACAAATGCAACAAACGCAACAAATGCATCAAATGTTGCTATAACTACTGGATCTGGAACAACAAATTACTTAAGTTTTGTAACCGCTTCAACTGGAAATAACCCTATTTTAGTGGATACAAATTTAACTTATAACGCGACCACTCATGCCTTAACGAGTGGAATTACAGGTGGCACTTTCTAACATGAAGTGTATAATATTTACAATATTTAACGAGGTTTAATATGGCACAATCAGGCTATACCCCCATATCGATTTACTACAGCTCCACGACTACTAATGTGCCATTAGCGGCCAATTTAGTTGCGGGTGAACTTGCTATTAATATTACTGATGGCAAACTGTTCTACAAGGATAATTCTAATGTAGTTCAAGTTATTGCATCTAAAGCAGGCGCTCTGGGAACTGTACAATCGGTATCAGTCGTTTCAGCAAATGGATTAGCAGGCACAGTAGCTAATGCAACAACAACACCAGCTATCACATTAACTACAACTATTACAGGCGTTTTAAAAGGTAACGGTACTGCAATCTCTGCAGCCGTATCTGGCACTGATTATGCACCAGCAACCTCTGGTACTGCAATTTTATATGGTAATGGTTCAGGTGGATTTAGCTCTGTAACAATTGGCACAGGCGTATCATTTACTGGCGGTACATTATCAGCTACTGGTACTGGCGGTACAGTTACTACTGTTTCTGTCGTATCGGCAAATGGTTTAGCAGGCACTGTTGCAAACGCAACTACAACTCCAGCGATTACACTTACAACAACTGTAACGGGTATCGTTAAAGGCAACGGCACATCATTAAGTGCTGCAACCGCAGGTACTGATTACTCTGCAGGTACATCTGCTTTAGCTACTGGTCTTCTTAAATCAACAACTTCAACTGGCGCATTATCTATTGCCGTATCAGGTACAGATTACGCTCCAGCAACTACAGGATCATCAATACTTTATGGTAATGGTTCTGGTGGTTTCAGTTTAGTTTCTATTGGAACTGGTATTTCATTTACTGCTGGCACATTAAGTGCTACAGGTAGCGGTGGTACAGTAACTACCGTAGCAGTTGCTTCTGCAAACGGTTTTGGTGGAAACGTAGCTACACCTACAACAACACCTACAATTACAATTACAACTTCAGTTACTGGATTACTTAAAGGTAATGGTACATCAGTATCTGCTGCTGTTTCTGGTACTGACTATGCTCCAGCAACTTCTGGTACATCTATTTTAAAAGGTAGCGGTACTGGTGGTTTCTCTAATGCTGTTTCAGGTACAGACTACGCGCCTCCTACAAGCGGCACATCAATTTTAAAAGGTAGTGGCTCTGGTGGATTTACAAACGCATCATCTGGCACAGACTATTCAGCAGGAACTTCATCATTAGCAACAGGTATTCTTAAATCAACTACATCAACAGGTGTTTTATCTATTGCAGTTTCTGGAACAGATTATGCTCCTGCTACATCAGGTACATCAATCCTTTATGGTAATAATCTTGGTGGATTTAGTAATGTAACCGTAGGTTCTGGTTTAACATTTACAGGCGGCACATTAGCTGCAACATCTTCTGGTGGTAGCGTAACAACAGTATCTGTTGTCTCTGCTAATGGCTTTGCTGGCACAGTAGCTAACGCATCAAGCACCCCAGCTATTACCTTAACGACAACAATTACAGGATTATTAAAAGGTAATGCTACCGCTATTAGCGCTGCAACAGCTGCAACTGATTATGTAGCTCCATCAGCCTATGCATCAGCTAACGGCCTTACAATGTCTACCGCAAGATTATTAGGTAGAACAACTGCTGCTACTGGATCCGCAGAAGAAATTACAGTTGGATCAGGATTAAGTTTATCTGCAGGTACTTTAACAGCTACAGGTAGTGGAGGTACTGTTACAAGCGTTAGCTTTACGGGCGGTATTATTTCTGTTGCAACGGCAACTACGACACCTGCACTCACAGTAGCTGGTACATCAGGCGGTATTCCATATTTTTCAAGCGGTACAACATGGGCTTCATCTGCAGCATTAGCTGCTAGTGCGATTGTTCTCGGTGGTGGTGCAGGTGCTGCTCCAGCTACAACTACAACTGGTACAGGTGTTGTAACTGCTATTGGTAATGCAATAAATACTACAGGTGGCTTAGTTACACAATCAGGTGCTTTAGCTTCAAGCGCATTATTATTAGGTGGTGGTTCTGGAAATGCAATTACTTCAACTACTACAGGTACTGGTGTTGTTACCGCTTTAGGTATTGCAGTTAATACAACATCTGGTGGTTTAACAACTATTGACGGTACAGCAACATTAACTAACAAACGTATTAACCCACGTGTATCAAGCACAACATCAACTGCAACATTAACACCAGATATTTCTTCCGCAGATCAATACAACTTAACTGCTCAAGCAGTTGGTTTAACTGTAGCTGCGCCAATAGGAACACCAGTTGATGGAAACAAATTAACAATTAGAATCCTTGATAATGGTACACCTCAAACTATTTCATGGAACGCAACTTATACAGTTATTGGAACAACTTTACCAACCACTACAACTGCTAATAAAACAGTTTATGTAGGATGTGTATATAACGCTAACAACACTCGTTGGGACGTTGTAGCAATCTCTACACAAGCTTAATTAGGGGATTAAATTGATTAGTATTCCGTTTCAAATAGAAGACCCGCAACACGGTCTTTATTCAGATACATTGTATCTAGAAGATGATCATACATTTTCAGATGCCGATATTGAAGCAATGAAGCAAGAACGCTTTAATAACTGGATCACGTTTATTACAACTCCTCCCGCAATAATCACAGACACACCAACTGACGAGGTTATTTCCTAATGCCAGTCAAAACCATATTTTTTACAACTGTAGGCGCTCAAACTATTACAATACCTTCTGATTTTGTATCTTTAGTATCTGTTGAATGTATTGGCGGTGGTGGTGCATCTGCTAGTGGTGGTACTTCATCAGGTACTGGTGGTGGTGGGGGTGGTGGCTATTCAAAATCAACCGCAATAACAGGATTAGTAGCAAATGGAACTGCATATATAACTGTTGGTGCTGGTGGTACTAATGGTGGTGCTGGTGGTCAATCATGGTTTAATGCCGCATCTAATGCAGCACCTACAACAACAGCACAAGGTGCTTTAGCAAATGGTGGTGGCGGATCAAGCACTGGTACTGGTGGTACTGGTGGATCAACAACTGGTGCAATAGGTACAACAACATTTGCTGGCGGAACGGGCGGAACTTAACAATGTTTAATTTATTTAATTGGGTTCAAAATTTAATTGCATTTTTTACATTCTATGCTCAAGGATCAGGTGGTGGTGGTGGTTCGGCAGCTGGACCAGGAGGCGCTGGATCAAATGGTGGCAATGGCATTCCTGGCGGCGCAAGTGGTTCTGGTGCAGGTGGTGGTGGTGGCGCTCCTAATTTAACAACTACTGGTTCAGCAGGTGGTAGTGGATCAGGTACTACTGGCGGCGCTGGTGGTAATGGTGGAGGCGGTTCTGGAGGAGGCAGTGCTGGAGGTGGTAATGCTACATTAAATACTGGTGGCGGTGGTGGAGGAGGTCAAGGGCAAGCTCCTGGAGGAGCAGGCGCATCAAGTAATATTTGGAGTGGATCAGTTTATCCTTCAACAACAGGCAGTGGTTCAACTGCGGGACCAGGAGGCGGTGGTGGTGGTGCATCAAATGGAGGATCAGCTTCTGGTGGTGCAGCAGGTTTATACGGTGCAGGAGGTGGCGGAAGTGCAAACCCTGGATCAGGTTCATCTATAGCAGGCGCACAAGGTATTGTTGTACTTACTTACAATTCTCCAACTGTATTAACAACAGCTTATTGGGTAGGTGGTACAGGTACTTGGAATGCTTCATCTGCAACAAACTGGGCATCTACATCAGGTGGTGCAGGTGGTGCTGGCGTTCCTGCAGCTGGATCAACTGTAATCTTTGATGCCAACTCTGGTACAGGTACCGTAACTATATCTACTGGTGCAACATGTTCATATATTACATGTACTTCAGCAAGTAGTTCATTATTATTCTCATCAGCTGCAACTCTTGCATGTACAGGAGCAATAGCAAATGGTGCAATTAATATTACATCGGGTGGCTGGACTGGTGTTAACGGTGGATTAACAATTGATAATGCTGGATATACAACATCTTTATCAATTTCTTCTGGAAGAAATTTTAATAGCCCTGTTACATATCAGCCCTCTAGTGCAACATCGTCAGTATTATCTCTTACTGCAAATACAAGTATAAACCTTGGATCTTTTTTATTAACACAAGGCACATTATCTCTTAATACCTATACATTAACTTGCGCTGGATTTTCATCTTCTAACTCAAATACAAGATCAATTTCTTTTGGTACTGGGCAACTTACTTTAACTGCAAATAATGCAACTATTTGGGATACAACTACAGCTACGAACTTTACATGGACTGGTACAGCAACAATTGTTTCAAATTATTCAGGTTCAACTGGTACAAGAACATTTTTATTTGGTACTTTAGCATCACCATTTACTTTAGGTTCTGGATCAGGAAATCAATTTTCATTTGGTACTGCTGGAACAGACTCCGTAAATGTGACTGGATCAATGGCTTCCCTTGACTTTACTGGATTTACAGGAACATGGTTTAGTGGTACAACAGCAATGTCCATTACATCTGGTAATTTAACATTATCATCTGGCATGACTTGTACAACAAGTATAGGCATTATATCTTTCACAGGAACATCTGGCACACAAACAATTACATGCGCTGGTAAAACTATAAATCCAGTAACTGTAAATGGTGTTGGTGGTACTGTAGCACTAGCAGATGCCTTAACAGTTAATGGCGCATTAACTGTAAATAATGGTACATTCAACGCAAGTAATCAAAGTGTTACTGCATCATCATTTTCATCTAGTAATTCAAATACTCGTACTATTACTATGGGTGTTGGTACATGGACATTAACAGGAACAGTTACTGTTTGGAGTACCATAACTACAACAAACCTTACCTTTAATAAAAACTCTGCAAATATTAACATTTCAAATACTACTGGCGCTTCATTAACATTTGCTGGCGGTGGATTAACTTACAACAATTTATCTCTCACAGGATCAACTGGATCAACAACACTTACATTAACTGGTGCCAATACTTTTGCAACTTTTGCAAGCTCTAAAACTGTTGCTTATACAGTTATTTTACCAGCAAGTGTAACAAGTTCATTTAACCAATGGACTGCACAAGGATCATCTGGAAATTTATTAACAATTAATTCTTCAACTGCTGGCACACAGGCATCAATGTCTGTCACCAATACACCAACATTAGCTTATACACTTATTATTGATAATAACCTTACCACAACTAATGGTACAGTAACTAATGGATATTTAAATAACACAACTGGTTGGACAGCTGGAACTGGATCAACTTACTATGCTTTATTAACTTCAGGAACAATATATACAATTCCATCTACTTGGAATAACACCAATAACGCTATTCACCTTATTGGTGGTGGTGGTGGCGGAGCTGGATCAACAGCAAATGCTAATACCAAAGCTGGTGGTGGTGGCGGTGGTGGTGGAGGTTATGCTAAACTAACTAACCAATCTTATACTGTAGGTTCTAGTATTGGTTACACAATTGGCTCTGCAGGAACAGCAGGTGCTTCAGGCGGTACAACATCTTCTACAGCTGGTACTGGCGGTACAACACAATGGGGTGCGCCACAAAATACTATATCTTATGTATCTTCAGCAGTATCAGTTCAAAATACAACATCTACAACTATAACGGTTACAGTGCCATCAGTATCTAATGGTAACTTAATGATAATGATTGTAAATAATGGATTAGGTAGTGGAACATGGACAACTCCTACAGGATGGACTATAGGAACAGCAGCTGCCAATGGTCGTGCATTATTTTGGCGAGTAGCATCATCAGAACCATCAAGTTATACAGTAACAACAGGCTCATCTAGTACTCTTGATGCATTTATTATAGCCTATGCTAATGCAACATTTGATACATCAGGATTAGCAACTCAAACATCTGCATCGCCTGTTACTCCTATTGCTATTACAGTAGCAGCAGCAAACAGTACTATTATTTACACTGCCGTAGAAAATTCACCAAGCATTACCTATACAACACCAACAGGATATACAGCAAGAGCATCTGATAGTGATACTACAACACCTTCTGCCGCAGTATGGGATTTATCTGGAGTTGCAGCTGGTTCTTATACAGCTCCATCTACAACACCCTCATCAGGTACTGCTAGGGCTTATGTCATATCCTTATCCCCAACCGTAGGTTCTTACACAGCATCAGCTACTGGTGGCGCTGGTGGATCATCTACAGCAACAGGACCAGCATCTGCTGGTGGTACAGGCGGTACAGGTTCTGGCGGATCATTAAACTATACTGGTGGTACAGGCGGTGCAGGGGGAACATCAACTACATCTTCTACTGGTACTGGTGGAGGTGGTGGTGCAGGTGCTGCTGGTCCATTAGGTAATGGAGGTAATGGAGGTAATGGATCTAGTGGAGCTGGTGGTTTATATGCTGGTGGTGGTGGTGGTGGTAATGGTGGCGGATCAGCAGGCAGCAATGCTTCTGGAGCTACAGGTGGAGTAGGTGGTAATAATAATGCAGGTACTGGTGGAGGCACTGGTGGCAGTGGTGCTGGTGGAGCTGGCTCAAATGGTGGTGGAGGTGGCGGTGGTGGTGGAGCTGGTACTGGTGGAGCTGGTGGAGCTGGTATAGATATTTTGGGTTTATATGGTTCTGGTGGAGGTGCTGGTGGTACATCAGGTACAGCAAGTGCTAATAACGCAGGAGCAATTTATGGTGGAGGGGGTAGCGGATCTGGTAGCGCATCAACATCTGGCAATGCTAACGCTGGTAGTGCTGGCGCCCAAGGTGCTATAATGCTAGTGTGGGGACCAACAACCACAGCAACAACAGGTAATTTCTTTTTAATGTTTTAATTTTTAATAATGGAGTAATAGATGAACGAAATTAAATTGTCAGTAGAATTAGTAAACAAAGTATTGGGTTATTTAGGTACAAGACCATATCAAGAAGTATTTACTTTAATTACAGAAATTCAAGGTGTAGCTAAAGATCAAGTAACACCACCAGAAGTAAAAGAAGAAGAAAGTAATGGTTAAGGATTTAACAACTCCTAAACATTCATTTTCATACGAAGGTGTGGTAGTTAACGTCTACCACGCCAATAAAGGCGAAGGATTAAGTCGTCATGGCCATACATTTAACCATGCAATTATTTGCCACAATGGATCATGTGCTGTAAGAGTATGGGGTCCAGTAAATACTTTAGAGCAGATATTCACTAAAGAAACTGGTGGTGCAAACCTTTTAACTGGTGAGCAACATGAGATTGAAGCTCTTGAAGATGGCACAGTTTTTGTTAATATTTTTAACGAAAAAGATATTGCACAAGCAACAGAAGATTACAAAAAACTTTTAGAAAAGAACAAGGAAATTCAAAATGAAACGCAAGGAATGTAATTAAAATGGAAGCCATGGCAACCCAAGACTTTATTAACATTATTATAGCTGTCGCAGGATTCTTCGGTGGATGGACAGTAAACAGCCTTTCTCGATCAATCCTACGTATAGAAGATAAACTATCGGACTTGCCATTGCAGTATGTTACTAAAGATGACTATAGGCGCGACATAACAGAAATTAAAAATATGTTAGATCGCATTTTTGAAAAACTTGATGATAAGGCGGACAAATGAAAGCAAAACTTTTACAAGTAGCAGATTTTTTAAAAGCAGTTGGATTGTATGTATTTAAAATTGCATTAAAAGTTGTGAGAGCAATTATTGATGAAACAATTTATGTACTACAAAAATTACAAGCAGTTGTAACTCAACAAATAGGTCAATAATGAATTGGCTAGTACAAATAGCGCCTACAATAGCTAGTGCGCTTGGTGGTCCATTAGCTGGGCTTGCGGTTACTGTATTATCTAAAGCTTTAAATGTTGCACCACATGAAGTGAATGACATCATTCAGTCTAATAAACTTAATGCTGATCAAATTGCACAAGTTAAAGTTGCAGAAATAGAGTTACAACGTCAAGCTCAAGAGCTAGGACTTGACTTTGCTAAGATAGAAGTAGCTGATTCTGTATCAGCTCGCAACATGGAAATAGCTACAAGGTCACATATTCCAGCTGTTTTAGCAACTGTTACCACTATTGGCTTTTTTGGTATTTTAATTTTGTTATTCTTTAACAAAGTAGATCCATCTAATAATGCATTAATGATTATGCTAGGTTCATTAGGAACTGCATGGACTGGCGTTATATCTTTTTACTTTGGTTCGTCTCATGGAAGCCAATTAAAAGATCAAATGTTATACAATTCAACACCAACTAAAGTGGAAAGTGGAGAATGAACTTAAGTCCTAACTTTACTTATGAAGAATTAGTTCATAGTGAAATAGCACAACGTAAAGGCTATGACAATACACCTGACGAAACCGCTAAAGCTAACCTTACTCGTTTAGCTCGCTTCTTAGAAGGTGTTAGAACTGCATTAGGTAGGCCTGTAATGATTAATTCTGCATACAGATCACCACAAGTAAATGCAGAACTAGGAAGTAAACCAACATCACAACATTGTTTAGGATGTGCAGCAGACATTAAAGTTCCTGGATTGACTCCAGATGATGTGATAAGAGAATTAATTAAAAGCAACATTGAATACGATCAACTTATTAGAGAGTTTGATAGCTGGACACACATATCAATACCTAATAATTTTGCAGATGCACCAAGAAAAAACGTTTTAATTATTGACAAATCTGGCACAAGGAAATACAAATGACAACCGCAGTAGCAATGACCTATGACAGTTTAGTAGAAAACATTCAATCTTACCTTGAGCGTACAGATGAAGCTACTTTACAAAAAATACCTCTTTTTATTATGCTTGCAGAACAAAAGATTGCTGCTGAAATTAAATTCTTAGGAAATTTAAACGTAGCAGAATCATCTATGGTAGCAAATCAAGCTACTATTCAAAAGCCTGCTAGATGGCATAAAACAGTATCTATGAACGTAACTGATGACTTAGGTAATAAACAACCAGTATTGCTACGCAAATATGAATACTTGAGAGAATATTGGCCAGATCAATCACAAACTGATTTACCTAAATTTTATTGTGATTATAACTACGATACTTGGCTAATTGCTCCTACGCCAGATACAAACTATTCTTTTGAAGTACTTTATTATGAAAGAGTACAACCATTAGATTCAACAAACCAAACTAACTGGTTTACTATTTATGCACCTCAAGCTCTTTTATATGGATCGCTATTGCAATCTATGCCGTTCCTTAAAAATGATGAGCGTATGCCTATGTGGCAAGCTGAATATCAAGCTATTATGCAAACGCTTAAGACTGAGGATGTTCAACGTATTGGCGACCGCCAAGCAACTGTATTGGATACTTAAACTATGACTACATATAACTCACCCTTTGCTGGAGATGTAATACAACCAACAGACGTAAGCTATGCGTCGTATAACATATCTTCAAACTTAACACTTGTATGGCCTATTAATGGAAACGTGTCTACAAACGTAGCTGCACGCATTATGGACATTACTCCATCTGCTAATGGATTAAGTGTTTATATGCCTCCAGGTAATCAAGTATCTGTCGGTCAAGATGCTTTAATTAACAACAAAAGCACACATGCACTTACTATTTTAAAATCTGATGGTTCAGCATTAGGTTCTGTCCCAGCTGGATTAAGCGCTTACTTTTACTTAACAGATAATTCAACTGTAGGTGGTACATGGCAAGAGTTAGGTTTTGGCGCTACTACATCAGTAGCAAATGCCAATACATTAGCTGGTTACGGTTTATTAGCAATTTCAAATACATTAAATCAAACATGCGCTACACAAGGTGTTATTTCTGGCCAAACATTTAATGAAACAAATAGAGCTGCAGCTCAAGTATGGAATGGTGGAAATGGTTTTGCAATTCTTCCTTCTGCAAATACATTAAGCTCAGGATGGTTTATCTTATTTAAAAATAACGGCACTGGATCATTTACAATCAATTGTTCTGGTACAGACGTTATTGATACTTTATCTGATAAAGTTTTTCAGCCTAATGAGTCAGCATTTATTGTAAACACAGGTTCTGGATATATTACTATAGGTTATGGCGCAAGCGCTAATTTCTTATTTACCGCAATTACAAAAAGCGTTACATCTGGAAACTACACTTTAACTACACCTGAAGCTACTTCAGTTATTCAAGAATATGTAGGATCATTAACGGGTAATGTAGTTGTTACTTATCCTCCAGTTATTGCTTTATATGTAATTAGTAATCAAGTAACAGCTAATGGTCATTCACTAACAATTACAACAGGGGTTTCAGGCGGATCTACAGCAACAGTTCCTGCAGGAAATCAATCAACTGTTATTTGTGATGGTAAAAACTTTTTTAATGCAAACACAGTTCAGTCAGGCGCTTCAGTAACAAGCCTTACTGATGGATCACCATCTAACCCATCTCTTAACTTTGCATCAGAAACAAACACAGGTCTTTATAGAGCTGGTACTGGTGTATTAGGGATAACAATTCTTGGTACAAACATTGTAGACGTGACTACTACAGGTATTGGTGTAGCTGGTATTTTGAATGCTACAGGCGGTATCTTTGGGGGTACTTATTAATGACAAAAAAGGTATTCGCGCTTGATACCCAACCAGGTGTCCAGCGTGATGGCACTATTCTTGATAAGGTATTTTACAGCAATGGTGAATGGGTAAGATTTCAACGCGGTAGACCAAGAAAAATACTTGGCTACAACGAAATTACTGCTCAACTTTTTGGACCATCACGTGGCATTTATGTTGACCCACGCAACCAATTTAATTATGTATTTAGTGGATATAATAATGGATTGCAATCAATTCAAGTTAATAACATTGGCGTTGGTGCTGGTGTTAATAATTTTACACTTAATGGATTTCAACCAAGCGATAATAACCTTTGGCAGTTTGATTCAGAATTTGATGCAAATGGCACTGGCTTACAAACTCTTTTAGCACATCCAGGTCAAAACTTAGACGATATTGCAAGCGAAATTAATACGCCAGTTTTAGGCGGTGATATTACTG